CCCCCCCTCCCACCCCTTCGAAGCCCCCCCTGGGCGGTCGCCCCACCCCTTCGGAGGGGCTTCGGCGACCACTTCGCACCCCTTCGGAGGGCCTCCCAAGGGCCTCCCAAGCCCCACGCGGGGGGCACCCCACCCCCTTTGGAAGGGGGGTGAGGGGCACCCTGAAGCCCCTTCGAAGCCAGGATCAGGATCAGGATCAGGATCATTTGTGTCCGCGTCCGCGGCCACCCCCGAGCCTGACGGCTCGGCCCCACCACACGACCCTGCGCCCGAGAGCTCCGAGAGCGGCGAGGGGAGCCACGGCCACCCGGGGACTGGTGACGAGACCGCCCCGCCGTCGGCCGCTGCTGCCCCAAGAACCGCTCTTGCCGCTCCGGACGACCCTGAGCCCCAACCCGTCCGCTCGACGCCCACGAAGGGCCCGCGGAAGGCCAAGGCGAAGGCCGAGGTCGAGTGCCCGAGCAGCGACGCCACCGGCGATGAGGTCGAGGCGTTCGTCCAGCAGTGGAAGATCACCGGCGACGAGGCCGAGATCGCTCACTTTCTGGACTACCACCGCAGCAAGGGCAGCCGATTCAAGGACTGGCTCGCAGCGTGGCGGACGTGGCAGCGGAACGGGCAGCGGTTCGGACGCGGCGGCACCGCGGCGCCTGCGCGCCCGCCGCCGAAGCCCATGACCGAGCCTGACCTGTTCTCGGCGATGGACCGGCTGCGCAACCTCAAACCCGGGGAGTGCGTGCGATGATCGACCGCCGCGACATCGAGACCATCAAGGCGCACCTCGCGGACCCGCGCGACGTCGCCGGGCGCATCGGGCTCACGCGGGGCAAGACGGCGCCGCAGGGCGGCCGCGGGATCTCCGTCCTCTGCCCCGCCCACGGCGAGCGCAACAACCCGTCCCTGAGCCTGACCCGCGGGCCGGACGGGACGCTGCGCGCTCGGTGCCACGCGTGCGACCTCGCCGGCGACGTGTTCGACCTGGTCGCCGCCGTCGAGGGCCTCGACCGGGATCGAGACTTCCAGGAGGTCGCGAGGCGCGCCGCTGCGCTCGCTGGGATCCACCTTGCCGACGCGCCGCCGGAGCAGCGCGCGGTGCTCCCTCCGCCTCGTGAGCCGGAGCCGCCGCCCCCACCCAGGTACCCGCCCACCGGCGAGCTCGCGGCGCTCCTCGCCGCGTGCCTGCCCTGCCGGGCGGATGCCGAGGTGGTGGCCTGGCTCGACCGGCGGAAGCTCGACCCTGACCTCGTCGACCTCTACGGCCTGGCGCTCGCGCTGCGCCCGGAAGCACGGCTGCCGGCGTGGGCGCGGCGGCAGGGCGTGCCCTGGAACGCCGACGGCTACCGGCTCATCGTGCCGATGCGCGACGCGGCGGGCAGGGTCGCGAGCGTCCGGGCGCGCGCCGTGGTGCCGAAGCGCGAGGGGGAGCCGAAGGCGCTCCCCGCGAGCGGCTTCAACGCCATCGGCCTCGTGATGGCCGATCACGGCGCCTCGCTCATGCTCGCGAGCGGCAGGTGGACGCCGGGCGCGGAGCGGCGGGTGGTGATCGCGGAGGGCGAGCCGGACTGGCTGACGGCCGCGACGCACTGGAACGGCGATGACCGGTTCGCGCTCGCCGTGCTCGGCATCGGCGGCAAGGGGCAGTGGACCCGCGAGATCGCCGATCGCATCCCAGACGGCTCGACGGTCGCGATCTGGACTGACCAGGACGACGCCGGTGACGCGTACGCGGTCCACATCGCGACGACGCTGCGCGGCCGCTGCGAGGTCCTGGAGAGCTACCCCGACGCGCGCGCGGAGCGGAGGCGGACCTACCGCGAGCGGCAGCAGGAGAAGAGCGAGGCGGAGCGCGCGGCGCGTGAGGCGCAGCGCATGGCGAAAGGAGCTGCATGAACGGCATCCCGAAAGACCTGAACGACGCGGCCGGGGCGGGGAAGCTGCCGCCGTCGCCGACCGACCCGCGCGCCGTTGGGAGGCCGATCGATCCGCGCGCGCCGAGGACCTCGGCGGCGCCGGCCGAGCCACCCCGGATCAAGAGCATCGGCGAGCTCCTGCAGTCGGTCTACCAGCGGGCCCAGGACCCGAAGCCGAAGTGCGGCGTCCCGAGCGGGCACGGCTGGATCGATGTGATGCTCGGCGGGTTCCGGCGCGGGAACATCACAGTCCTCGGCGCGCAGACGAGCTGGGGCAAGAGCAGCTTTGCGGTGATGACCACGAACGCCACAGCGGGGGTCGGGGGGCGCGTGCTGCTCATCTCGGGCGAGGACCCCGAGGAGACCTTCGGCAAGCGGATCATGGCGGCGCGGGCGAACGTCAACGCCATCGCGCTGCGCGACCACAAGTTCAACCACGACGACTTCCGGAGGATGGCTGCCGCCCTCGATGCGGCCGAGTCGTGGCCGTTCTTCGTGAACGGCATCGGCAGGAGCGCGGAGAGCCTGTGCGAGATCATCCGGAGCTTCTGCGCGGCCGAGCAGCCGGACCTCGTGATCGTCGACTACCTCCAGGCGTTCACCTGCGAGAAGCGCTGCCAGGACCGGCGGAACGAGATCACGCACATCGCCCGGTGCTTCGTCGACGCCATCAAGAACGGCGGGGCCGCGGGCCTGGTCTTCAGCCAGCTCAAGCGGATGGAGCGCGGGCAGCGGCCGACGATGTTCGACCTGAAGGAGAGCGGCGACGTCGAGAACATGGCTGAGCACGTGATCATCGGGTACGTCGAGAAGGACGAGAGCGCGCCGGAGCACGACGAGTTCGGGCTCGAGCGGTTCAAGAGGTTCGCGCTCATCGAGAAGAACAAGGACGGGCCCCGCGTCGGGGCGCCGATCCTGCTGCCGTTCGACCTCGCGACGGCCTGCTTCACCCCGATCACGGGCAATGAGTATCAGCAGATGAAGCGCGATCTCGACGCGGCCGCGCCGCCGAGACAGGCCCCTCGAGGGCGCGCCTGACGCCCCCCTCGGCGTGGTAGCCTCGCGCCCGTGCCGCGCCGCCGCTCCGCCGCCGAGATCCTCCGCTCGGTCCCGCCGCGCGACCGCGCCGTGATGCTCCGGCTCGGCCTCGACCTGGACGACCCCGAGGTCGCGAAGCTCTTCGTCGAGGGCGTCCGCGTGGCCGACGACGCGATCGCCGAGCAGGCGCGCTGGGAGCGGCTCGGCTGAGGGGCGAGCATTCCGGCTTCCGCTGCGCATTTTCCATGCCCGGTGCCGTCGATCTGGCGAGGAGCCCGTAGTAGCCTCTCGGCATGAGCCCTCGACGAGACAGCGCCGCCCCTGCCCGGCAGCCAAGGATCCCCGAGAACGACCCGGTCTGGCAGGCCGTGCTGCGCGCGCCGACGCGCTACGACGAGGAGATCAGCGACGAGGAGCGCGCCGCGGTGGCGGCTGACGCGAACGCTCGCGGGATCCCGCACGAAGAGGTCATCGCGGAGCTCCGGAAGAGGGCGGAGGCCGAAGGGGCCGGCGCCGAGTTCGACGAGCTGATGCGGGCGCGCCATCGTCGATGAGCTGGCAGGTCGAGTGGATGCCGCAGGGCATCGTCTCGCTTCAGCGGATCCCATGGCAAGACGGTGAGCGCATCGACGCGGCCGTCCAGCGCTTCGCAGCGACCGCAGAAGGCGACGCCTACCGGCTTCCCGGGGACGACACCACGACCGTGCGGCTCGCCGTCGGCTCCTATCGCGTCCGCGCCACGTTCGACCCGTGGGACGGCACGATGCGGGTCTGGTGGGTGTACTCCGTGTAGCGTCCGTGCGCCGGCGGGGCGGCTCGAGTGCCGAAACGGCAGTCGGTCGCCTCAGGGTGCTGGTAGCCTGGTTGCATGGGGGACGACAACCCGACGCGCTGCGGCTCGCCGCAGCATCCGGCCCGCCAGCGCGGCCTCACCGTCCGCGGCCTCGGGTGTCTCATCATCGTGGGTGCCGTGGCTGTGGCGCTTGTCGGCGTCCTGCTGGAGCGCCCCAGCGGCCCCGTGCTGTCGGACAGCAGTCACCGCCCGAACCCGGACGCGGACATCTTCGCCAGGACCGTGCGCGCGAACCAGGCGCTTCGCGAGCGGCAGGAGCGAGAGCAGCGGGAGCGTGAGCGGAAGCAGGAGAAGGCGCGCCTCGCGGCAATCGAAGCGGCCAGGCCACCGGCGGAGCGCGCCGCCCTAGCGACCGAGGCTCTCACCGGCGATGGCGGTGACACGAAGGAGGCCTACTGCCGCGCCCGGGAGCTGCTTGACCCGATTGAGCCCAAGGACAGAGGAGCCGCGGACGTCCGCAAGGCGCTGTCGCTCATGAAGGCGAAGCAGGCTCTTCTCCTGCATGCGGAGCGCGCCGCCTTCGAGAAGACGCGCGGGCTGATGTGCCGCGATGGCACAATGAGCCCCACCTGCCGATGCCACGGGCCGCACCGCGGATGCTGTTCCCATCACCGCGGCGTCGCTGGCTGCGAGCCGCTGCCGACGGAGGTCTCCTGCCCGTAGCCGGCGTGCGCGGAACGCGGCCTGCACACGCCAGCGTCGCGCTTCCCCTCGCCCCCGCCGGGCGCGTATCCTCCTCGCTTCGAGGTCGCCATGCTGGTCGCCGTGCTGATGATCGCGCTGCTCCTGGGCCCGTGCGCGCCCAACGACGAGCTCGACGAGCTCTGGTGCGATTCCGACGTCTGCAATGAGTGGTGGCGCGTCCCGGCCGGCGGCGCTGGGGGCGAGGGGGGCGGCTGGGGCGGAGGTGGCGCCGCGCCGACGGAGAGCTCGGTCAGCGCGGGCGGCGGGGGCGCCTGGGGAGAGGGCGGCGCGGGTGAGGGGGGTACTGGCGGCGAACCGACCTCGGGCGCGACGACCAGCGGGGCGACGACGAGCAGCTCCACGAACGCCACGTCGACCAGCTCGACCGGCGGCCCGGTGGGGCCCACGTGCGGGAGCGACGCGGCGTGCCGCTACCACACCGATGGGTGCTACCTGCCCTACTGCCACGAGTGCCTGGCGGGGCGCTGCGTCGACGGCTACTGCGAGACCGAAGCCGTCAACGACGGCGTGTGGGGGTGCATCGTCACCGACGAGGAGTCGCCGCGGCACGGCAAGGAGGGGAGGTGCTCTGCCGGGACGTGCCTCGACTTCACGCCGGTGCGCTGCCAGACGGACGAGGGGACGTTCCGTGGGTGCGATGGGACGGAGCACCCGACGAGCGAGTACGTGGAGATCGGCTTCGACCCGGGGCCGAATCAGGCGGAGGTCGAATGCACCGGCAGCGCGCGCCAGGTGGCGTACTGCCCGCCGGGCACCTTCTGCGTGGTGCGCTTCGCATACGACCCTGTGGCGGGGGTGGAGCGGTCGATCGGCGGGCGGTGCCTCTGAGGGCGGCGGGCCGAGGCTGACCCCGAGGGGGGCCTGTCCCACATGGTGGTGGGGCCGGTGCAGCCAGGGTGGAATTCAAGGGGGGGCTGTAACAGTATTCAGGGGGGCCGAGTCCCAAGGGGGGTCGGTCTTGTATACAGCCCGGTTCGGGCCGTGGATGTGGGAACGGGCCAGGGAACGCGGGGTCGGGCGCCAGCGCGCGGCGCCGTTCCCGTCTGGAACCAGCCCGTTTCACGCGTCCGAATCTGTTACCGTTCCGGTAGCAGTAACGGGAACGGGGTGCTAAACACCTGTTGCGTGCGTTCCCGGGGAGCGGTTGGGCTGGAGGCGTGGGCGGCGGGGCAGGGCGGGGTCCGCGCCGCCGCGCGTGTGCTCGGCGTGGCGGCGGCGACCTTGTCCCGCTGGGTCAACGGGCACCAGGCGCCGCGGGGCGATGGTGACCGCGGGCCGGCGTGGCTCGAGGAGCGCACCGGCGTCCCGGCCGCCGACTGGGACGTGCTCGACGGGCAGCCCTCGCCGCCGGCCGTCGCCGGGCCGGAGGTACCCCCTGGCCCTCCCCGAGGCCTCCGGGGGCCTCCTGCGCGCGGCACGGCGGGGCCTGCGGAGCCCTCGCCCCCGCCGGCCGAGGAGGTCGACGACGTCGGCGACGACCAGCCGCCGGCGACCCTTGAGGCTCTCCAGGCGCGCGCACGTCAGATCCCCGGGGAGCTCCAGCGCCTGCGGTACCGCATCGCCTCGGGGGCCACGGCGGTGAACGCCGGCGAGGTGATGGCCAGGATGCTCGAGCGCGAGGCGCGCGCGGTCAACGCCGCGATCACGAGCGCCGGGACCGCGACGGTGGAGGAAGTCGCGCGGGCCGAGGCCATGATCCTGGACATCACGAGCAGCTGCGCGACCTGCAGAGAGCAGGCCCTGACCGCGATTCGCAGGGCGCGGGGTGAATGACACCGCGGAAGGGGCGACGCGGCGAGCCGTTCCTCGACCGGCTGTACCGGAAGATCGAGGTGACCGGGGTAGAGCACCGCTGGCCGTCGCGTCGATGGCGGGACGACCCCGAGGGGTTCTTCCGCGAGGTCTTGCTCGTCGACTACCTGACGCCCGAGCAGAAGGCGATCCTGCGCGCGATCAACCAGCGCCGCGCCCGCGTGTCGGTCGCCTCGGGCCACAAAATGGGCAAGGACTACCTCGTCGCGGGGATCGCGCTCTGGTGGTTCTGCTCCGATGAAGAGGCGCGCGTGCGCGCTACCGCGGTGACCGCGCAGCAGCTCCGCGACGTGTTCTGGCGCGAGCTCCGCGGGCACTTCGACCGATCGCACCAGCACCGCGACCCAGTGACCGGGCGGATGAAGCAGAGCCCGTATCCCATCGACGGGAAGTTCGCCGACCTGCCGGGCAACGGGCTGAGGTCGGGCATGCGCGAGATCGTCGGCTTCACCGCGGACCAGAAGCAGGCCGCGTCCGGCATCTCCGGGCGCCGCGTGCTCTACATCTACGACGAGGCGAGCGGCATCGACGACGGCATCTTCGAGGCCTCCGCGGGCAACTTCGCGGGCGACGACGCGCGCGCCCTGATGCTCTCGCAGCCGGACAGGAACGACGGGCACTTCTACGACAGCCACCATTCGAAGCGCGAGCTCTGGGCCTGCTTCAACCTCGACAGCGAGACGAGCCCGAACGTCACAGAGGGGCGCGTGGTTGTCCCGGGCCTGGCCACGCAGGAATGGCTTGACGAGCAGGCCGTCGACTGGAACGCGCCGAACGGCCCGGTGTGGCTAGTGCGCGTGAAGGGGCAGTTTGCCGAGGGCGGCGACTATCGCGTGATGACGATGGCTGACGTGGCGGCGGCCGAGAAGCGCTGGGCGGACATGCCTGACCCGCGCGATCGCCTCGTCCTCGGCTTCGACGTCGCCGGCGGCGGCATGGACGAAAACGTCGTCGCCCCGCGCCGCGGCATGAAGATCCTCGAGCTCGAGGCGTGGGCGACGCCAGCGCTCCCGACGTCAGCGGAGCGGGCCCGCGCGAACGCCGATCGCGCGATAGGCGCCGTGCGCCGTCTCAGGAGGCCGCGCGAGAACAAGCCGCTCATCGTGATGGACGCGAGCGGGACCGTCGGGACCGAGGTATATCGGGAACTGCTGCGCTTCAACGGTGAGGTGGACGTGGTACCTGTTCACTTCGGCGCGCCCTCGCCGCTGAGGCGTGAGTACCAGTGGATGAGAGATCATCTCTGGTTCGGGTTCGCGGAGAAGTGGTTGGCCGCGGGCGGCGCGATCCCACCTGATCGGAAGCTCCCGGCGGAGCTAACTGCGCCTGGTTGGGAGCGCGACGAGCTTGGCCGGCGCCACGTCGAGAAGAAAGAGCGGCTGCGCAAGAAGCTCGGGCGCTCGACGGACCGGGCCGACGCGTGCATCCTTTCGGTCTACGAGCCGACTTCCGTGCGCCACGACCGGCAGGAGGAGAGCGAAGAGCAGATGACCGAGCACGTGGATCCGGTCTATGGGGCCATCGACCCGCGGGGGGGCGGGTTCGATCCGTACGCGGGCGCAATGCGTCGGGGGGCCTCGTGATACCGCGACGGACCCATGGCTCGGTGCTCCTCGCCAGGAGCGGGCTCCGCCAGGAGGACATCGCTCGCAAGTGCGGGGTCGCGCGCTCCACGGTCGGGCACTGGATGACCGGACACGCGACCCCGCGCGCCGTGACGCACCTGTTGATCCTGCGCGACAGCTACGGCATCCCCATCGACGCCTGGGCGCAAGCGCCAGAGCAGACGATTGCTAACTAGTTAGCACGGCGCAGCGCCATAAGATGGCGTGCCCAGCCGTACGGTCCCTCCGCCGGAGGTGAGCGCGTGAACCTCTTCACGTCGCTCCTCACGCGCGTGAAGTCGTACGTGGGGCCGCGTGACCTTCCGACGGGGACCTCGTTCCAGGACGGCTTCGAGCGGCAGGCCGCGCCGATTCCGATCGTCCAGACCCGCTGGTTCCAGGCGGACCTCGAGGCGGCGATCGTCACATCGACGACTGGGAGCATGCGGCTGCCAGGCGCTCTGTGCCGCGCGCTCCGGCGCGACGGCATGATCTCCGGCGTCCTCTCGACCCGAACCGAGGGCCTAGTTCAGCTCCCCGTCCGGTTCTCCGGACCGGACGACGAGCTCGTGAACGCGCTCTCGCTCGACTTCCGCTCCGTCTTCCCGTCCGCCGAGCTCGCGCTGCTCTCGGGGGACGGGCGCGTGCTCGGCGTGGGCGTCGGGGAGTTCGTAAAGATCGACGGCTCCTTGCCCGTGCTGCGGCGGCTCGACCCGGAGTTCTTGGAGTACCGCTGGTCTGAGGACCGCTGGTACTACCAGTCGATCCACGGTGTGGAGCCCGTGAACCCGGGCGACGGGCGCTGGGTGCTCCACTGCCCCGGCGGCGCCGTCCAGCCGTGGACGCATGGTCTCTGGCCGGCGCTCGGCCGCGCGTACATCGCCAAGGAACACGGGTTCTTTCTGCGGGAGAACTTCGCGAACACCCTGGCCAACTCCGCGAAGATCGCGGTCGCCCCAACCGGGGCCACGGACGCCGAGGCCTTCAGCTTCATGCAGAAGGTCGTCAACTGGAGCGTCAACGCGGTGTACGTCCTCCGGCAGGGCTGGGAGCTCAAGCTGCTGGAGAGCCAGGGGCGCGGATACGAGGTCTTCCAGGACATCATCAAGACCTCGAACGAGGAGATCATCGTCACGATCGCGGGCCAGCTCGTCACGACGACGGGCGGCGCCGGCTTCTCGAACGCGGCGATCCACTCGACGATACGGAGCGACCTGATCCAGTCCGACGCGGACGCCCTCGCGGAGACGCTCAACACGCAGGCGATCCCCGTCTGGACGAACGAGTGCTTCGGCGCTGCCGCGGTCAAGTCGGCGCCGCGCGCGGCGTGGGACACCACGCCTCCGAAGGACATGAACGCGCACGCCATCGCCGCGAACACGGCAGCCGGCGCGGCCAAGGCCTGGGACGAGCTCCTCAAGGAGGCGAAGAAGCGCGTGAACGTGGTCGAGCTCAGTCGGCGCTACGGGGTCCCGATCGAGGACCTCAAGGAGGCAGCGTGAAGCGCTACCGCTTCGAGCGCCGCGGGGTGCTCGCCCTCGCCGCGTCGGCCTGGGGACAGGAGTTCGACGCCGCGCAGGCTCCCGCTGTCGCGCAGGAAGGGCCCGTCGCGGTGGTGACGATCCGTGGTCCGCTGACGCACCACAGCGACTGGTTCTGCGACAGCTACGACGCGGTCAAGGCGCGTGTGGGCGCCGCCCTCGCGAGCCCGGCGGCGAAGGTGGCGCTCCGGATCACGTCGCCCGGTGGTGACGTCGCAGGGTGCTTCGAGGCCGCTGCGGAGCTCCGCGCAATGGCCGCCGCGGCCGGTAAGACCCTTCATTCGTACGCCGACGGGCAGGCGTCATCCGCGGCCTACGCGCTCGCGTGCGCGGCCGACACGATCCACCTCTCGGCGGAAACGTTGGTGGGCTCCGTCGGCGTGATCGCTGGCACCGTCGACTGTACCGCGGCCGACGCGCAGATGGGCGTCAAGTTCCACCTCTTCACCAGCGGCGCGAGGAAGGCCGACGGGAATCCTCACCTCGAGATGAGCGAGGAGGCTGCGGCGGAGATCCAGCGGCAGGTGGACGAGTTCGGAGAGCTCTTCTACGCGCACGTGGCCGCGCGGCGCGGGGTGAGCGTCGAGCACGTGCGCGGCATGGAAGCTCGGCAGTACAGCGGCCAGACGGCAGTCGACAAGCGTCTCGCGGATGGCGTGGCGACGTGGAGCGGATTCCTCGCGATGGTCGCGAGAGGCGGAGCGGGCGGCGCGGCCGCCAAGGAGAGCAGAGTGGAATACGAGGAGATGGTCAAGGCCCTCCGCGCGCTCGCCGAGGGCGACGACGAGGAGAAGGCCAAGAAGGCCAAGGCGGCGCTCGTGGCGCTCGGCGAGGAGGAAGCCGAGGACGACGAGGAGCCCAAGAAGGACGAGGGCGAGGAGAAGGCCAAGGCCGAGGACGAGCCCAAGAAGGACGAGAAGAAAGAGGAGGCGAAGGCGGCCGCGTCCGCCGGAACTCCGAGCGCCGCGACCGCGGCGGCGGCGGCGGTGGCTGCCGAGAACGTCGAGCTCAAGGCGCGCCTCGACCGGCTGGAGATCTCCGCGATGCTCGACAAGCGGCCGGATCTCTCGCCGACGGTGAGGAAGTGGTGCCTCGCGCAGACGCCCGACGTCGCGCGGAGCTTCCTCGAGCAGGCGAGCAAGCCGACCGCGCAGCGCCACGAGAAGGCCTCGCAGCCCAAGGCCGGCCCGGCCCTCCTCGAGGGGCGAGAGCGGGACGAGCTCGACGAGGCGATGGGCATCCGGAAGGCGGGCGCCTCGGGGCCCAGCAAGGACGAACACGGCCGCTTCACGATCAACGTGGAGACCCCGGCCCAGACGCGCGCGCGCCTCGCCGCGCAGAAGGGAGCGTGAGCCATGACCGCACTCACCAAGCCCAAGGGAAACTCTATCCGGCTGATCGGCAGCCGTGACAAGCGCCCGCTCGCCGCGAACGTCAAGGCCTTCCAGGGCGGTCTGGCCGTGTGCATCGTCAGCGGGACGAGCCGCGGCTTCTACGCGCCGGCGTCGGACGACCTGATCGCGGTCCCGGTCGGACGCTTCTACGAGACCGTCGACAACACCGGCGGCGCGGACGGCGCGAAGAGCGTCGAGATCCAGTTCTTCAAGGAGCGGAAGGTGCTCCTGATGGCGAACGACACGGACACCCCGGTCGTCGCCGCGGACCGCGAGAGCCTCTGCTACGTGCTCGACGACCAGACCGCGACGGGGGCCGTGAGCACGGCGCCTGCCGGCCCGGTCTACGACGTCACCAGCGAGGGCGTCTGGGTCGAGATCGGCGCGGCGACGATGTCGACTGCGGAGCCCTCGGGCCTCTCCAACGTCGCGCCCGCCGACCCGAGCTCGACCGCGGCGTCGGCCGGCTCGGCCGATGAGGCCGCGCGCCAGGACCACAAGCACCACATCGCGCTCGCGACGCCCTCCGGCGAGGGCCTGATGAGCGCGGCCTACGCGAGCGCGGTGCACGCACCTGTCGCCGACCGGACCGCGCTGAAGGCGATCGCCGCCGCGGACCGCGCGAACGGGATGCTCTGCCTCGTGCTCTCGGACATGAGCCTGTGGCGGTTCCACTCCACGTCGACAGCGGCCGACACGACGGAGAACCTCGTCGCGACCCCGGCGGCCGGCAGCGGTCGATGGCTCCGCGCCGACCCTGTTGTCGCGCTCTCGCTGCCGGTCACCTCCGCCACCGCAGACGGGGCGGCGATCTTCACCGTGCCCACCGGCGCGCGGCTCCACCCGCGCGAGGCGTGGTGGGATGTCACCACGAACTGGACGGGCGGATCGTCGTCGGCGATCGGCGTGAGCGCGTCCGTCTCCGGCTGGGACACCGCAGGGGACATCCTCGGCGGCACGACGGGCGACGTGCAGGCGACGCTCGTCACGAGCAACACGCGCATGACGGGCACCATCGGCGACGCGCTCGACACGCGCAGCGACGGGCGCCTGATCCTGGTCGCGGCCGACACCCTGGTGTTCGACCGCATCACCTCCGCCTTCACCGCGGGCGCCGCCAACGTGCGCGTGCTCTGCGACGTGCTCGCCAACCTCGGCGCGTGAAAGGGATCTGAGTCATGAAGATCACACCGACTTGGATCGCGACGTTCGAAACGAACGTCCAGACGATCATCCAGAACGCCTGGGATGAGACGGCTTCCGATCTCATCTGGGACAGGTTCATGGACGTGAAGACGTCCGTGACGCGCCGCGAGCTCTTCTTCTGGCTCATCGAGTCCGCGGGCATCGAGCTCCAGGGACAGGGCGGCAACGCGCGATACGACGACATCGCGGCCACCTTCCTGGAGATCGAGAACGAGGACTCCGGGAAGAACCTCGAGCTCACCGCGAACGAGATCGAGGACAACCAGATGGCGAGTCCGATGCTCCGCGGCATGCCGGCGCTCGACTACGCAGCGAACTGGGCCCGGCAGATGGGCAGCTCCGCCGCGTACTGGCCGCAGAAGAGCCTGTTCACGCGGCTCATCGCGAACGGCCTCACCGAGGACGGGTACGATGGTGTGCCGTTCTTCTCGCAGTCCCACCCGATCAACGTGGCAAACGAGGGCGCGGGGACGTTCAGCAACCTCCTCACCGGGGCCCAGGTGAGCAGCTATCCGGGTGCGTGCCCGATCGACATCGTGAACGCGCCGACCCTGGAGGCCGCGCACACCAACCTTGCGCGGGCGGTGGCGTACATCCAGTCGCTCCGTGGTCCGCACGGGGAGACGCGTCGGCTCAAGGTCAAGCACCTGCTCTGCGGTGAGGACCTGCGGAAGCGCTCCGCGGAGATCCTCTCGACGAGGTACTACGGCACGGGACAGGGCTCGACCGAGAACGTCATCACGACCTACGGCATCGAGCCGGTCGTCGCGCCGGAGCACAACGAGCTGGGCGTCTACTACCTCGCCTGCCAGTGGCAGAAGGGGAGCGGTGGGCCGTTCGTGTTCCAGAACCGCAAGCCCTACCAGCTCACCACGTACACCGCGTACACCGATGTGCAGCTCGCGCACCGGGACAGCTACGAGTGGAAGTTCAAGGGGCGCAACGGCGTCTCCTACGGCCACCCGTATCTCATCTTCCGCGTGCAGCCGACGTGAGCCGCGCGGCGTGAGCCGCTGCCCGCCAAGGCGCTCCAGGAGCGGCGCCGCCCGAACCCCGACCGGCTTTGCCGGCGGGGCTTCTGGGTCAAGAGGCTATGAGCTGCTACGCCACGTTGCAAGACGTCATGGACCTGGGGATCCTCCTCCAGGAGGACGTCGACTGGCTGGAGCAGCGGTATCCCGGCATCGTGGAGCGGACCGCCACGAAGGTCAGCGGGGGCATCGACGGCCGGCTGGCGAAGCGCTACGGGGTCCCGTTCGTCGCGCCGTACGACGACGGCCTCGTCGACGCCACGGCCGCCATCGTCGCCTACCGGCTGCTCGTGAAGCGCGGCGCCAAGCCCGACGGCACGAAGGTGGCGGCGGCCGAGCGCGCGCACGATGCCGCGCAGGCGTGGGTCACAGAGGCCGCGAACTCGAAAGATGGGCTCGTAGAGCTCGTGCGCACGCAGTCGACTCCCCGCGGGGCGACAGCGATCGATAAGGGCGCCCCGATGGCGTACAGCGAGGCCTCTCCATACGAGTGGATGGACCGCCAGGTCGAGCGCTTGGGGGGGCGCTGCGGATGAGCGGCATCAGCGGCGCCGACCGCATCGAGGAACTCGCCGAGTGGTTCCGCCTCTTGCCCGGCCGGACGAAGGGCAAGGGCATGGAGCTCGTGGCGGCGGCCGTGGAGAAGGTCGCGCTGAACGAGTACGCGCAGGGCAAGGGCCCGGCGGGCGCCCGCGGCCCGTGGCCGGCGCGGAAGAAGGACGGAGCCGTCGCGCTGCTTCGCCCCGCGGGAGAGGTGCAGTTCTTCGGCAAGAGCGGCGCGATCCGCTCGAACACGACCGACGAGCCGGTGCTCGATCACCATCGCGGCCTCCGGCCCGTCTACCCGGGCGCGGGCAAGGGCAAGCAGATGCCGTCGTCGTGGGTCGAGGCCGCGGAGAAGGTGCTGCGGGAGTACCTCGACGAGCTGTCGCGGAGGGCGCCGAAATGACGCTGTCGATCGACTGGCTGCGTGACCAGGTCGCGACCTACTTCGAGGCGAACGGCATCGACGTGCCCGTGATTTACGGGACGGAGCGCGACTACCGCGACATGGACACGCCGGCGCGCGTGGTGATCGGCCTCAGCGAAGGGTTCGACCTCCTGCCCGCCGGCCCTTCGGGAGCTCCTGGTCATCGTCAGATCGCTCCGGGGTACTCCTCGCGGAGCATCGGGACGAAGCGACAGGGGTTCTGGATCGTGGTGCGCGCCATCCCTTCGCCGAGCGTGGATGACCATGACCGCGTGCGCGTGTCTCAGTCGCTCGCGTCGGATCTGTTCGATCACGTGTTCCGCGCGATCCACAAGGTCGCACACGGCCCGCATGGGCTGAATATCAACGGCAAGGGCAAGTGGCTTGAAGTCGACGAGGCGGACGACCGCTACGGCGCGGCGCTGCGCGTGACTGGGACGCTCGACATCCCGATCGATGAGCGCCCGCGCCCGCGCTTCGGGCTCGCCGGCTCCTCGCTCGATCCGACGAAGGTCAACATCGGTCTCGACCTCGAGGCCTGTGACTCGAACGTCTGCACCACCGTGGTGTCGTCACCGTAGGAGATTCGATGGCTCTCGCACTTCCCTCAGCCAGGCTCCGGGTACGCTCGAATCGAGCGGTGTTCGCGCCCTTGAGCCGCATTCACAGCGTGGTGGGCGTCTGCTCGAAGGGCCCCTTCACGCCGACGCGCGTCGCGGATACCGACGCGCTGACATCCACGTTCGGCTTCGGCCCGGCCGTCAAGGCGCTGGCCTACGAGATGGGCAAGACGGGGGCGCCCGGGATCATGCGCCGGATCCTGCCCGACCCGGTGGCCGCGAGCGTCGGCGAGCTGGTGCTCGACGACTGGGACGGGGCCGCGGCGCCGGCGATCAGCGGCACGGCGAACAACCACTACCACATCATGTGGGAGACGGTCGTCGCGGGCGAGCTGAACACGGCCACCGGCCGCTACTCGCTCGACGGCGGGGAGACGTGGACCACGGCGGCCACGGTCCCGACGAACGGCATCGTGGCGCTCGGGGGCTCCGGCCTCACCGCGACGTTCAGCGCGGGCACCGGCGACGACGTGGGCGGCGACTTCTCCTTCGAGGCCTTCCCGGCGGCCCAGGCCGTCCTGTCCGTGGTCGCGACCCGAGTCGGCTCCTCGACCAGCGTCGTCACCATCACCGGGACGCCGCTCGACGCCTACGAGATCGTGCTGGAGACGCTGGCCGGCGGGACGGTCGGCACGGCCGGTATCGTGCTGCGGTACTCGCTGGACGGCGGGCGCACCTTCACCAAGCCAATCCGCCTCGGGACGGCGAACACCCTCCAGATCAACGACGGCACCGAGGACTCCGGCCTCGACTTCGCCTTCGCTGCCGGGACGCTCGAGACGGGCGACGGGTTCGCCTCCGGGACGACCGAGCCGGCCATCGCTGCGTCCGACGTCGTGACGGCGCTCGGCCAGCTCGACGCGCTCGCGGTCAACTGGCGCTTCGCCCACATCGTCGGCGCGGTGAACGCGACGGCGGCCGGCACCATCGGCGCGGAGTTCGCGACCTTCGCCGCCGACGAGCTCTCGAACGCGCGGTTCGCGTGGGCGCTCATGTCGGCGCGGGACCGGCGCCGCCTGGAGACCGAGACGGCCTGGGAGAACGCCCTCGACGACGACTTCGACGGGCTCGAGAACGCGCGCGTCGCGGTGGGCTCCGGCTACGCGCGCATCACCTGCCCGATCACGCGCCGCCGGAACCGCCGGCCGGTCGCGTGGATCGCGGTCCCGGAGCTCCTCCGCCGCCCGATCGAGGAGGACCTGGGCCGGAAGGCCAGCGGTGCGCTCTCGACCGACGTGGCCATCTACGAGGACGGCGAGCGCATCGAGCACGACGCGCGCGTCTCGCAGACCCTCCAGGGGGCGCGGTTCGTCACCCTCCGCACGTTCAAGCGCAGCGGCGACAGCGTGTTCTTCACGCGCGGCTCGACCTTCGACGCAGAGGGCGGGCTCGAGGGCTACATCGCGCGGCGCCAGGTGCTCGACGTGGCGAGCGACATCTTCGCCCAGGTGCTCGAGGAGCAGCTCATGGACGGCGTCGAGGTGAACGCCTCCGACGAAGAGAACCCGGGCGCGATCACCGAGGCGAACGCGGCGCGCATCGACCGCGAGGTCGAGACGGCGATCCGTCGGCAGCTCGAGGGGAAGTTCTCGGGGCTGAGCGTCCGCACGTCGCGCACCACGGTCCTCGCGGCCGGGGTGCGGCTCCCCTGCAAGGTGTCGATCGTCGGCCTCGAGTACCTCGAGCAGCTCGATGGCGACATCGGGTTCGTGACTCCGGAGCTCGTCGCGCTGGCGGCGTGAGGTGAACGACGATGGGTCTCTACCACAACGGGAATTACCACAACCACGCGTCGGCTGAATTCGACGTCGCCGGCAAGGTGTTTCTCGGCATCACCACGCTGAACTACTCCGACGAGCTCGAGAAGGAGCTCCAGTACGGAACGGGCTCGATCGCGCTCGGCGTTGCACAAGGCCAGTACAAGCCGAATGCGGACGCCGAGATGCTCAAGTCCGAATGGGAGCGGATGAAGACGGTGCTGCCGAAGAACGGATTCGGCGAGTTCCCATTCAACATCGGCGCCACCTTCAAGGAGGCCAGCGGCACGATCGTGGACGAGCTGCGCACCGTCTTCATCACCAAGGTCGAGAACGCGTCGCAGCAGGGCCCGGCCGCGAACAAGGTCAAGCTGTCGCTGTGCGTGGTCGAGCCGATTCGCCACAACGGTTCGACGCTGGTGAAGGTCAAGGAGCGCCCGCGCCTCGCGCTGCGGACGTGACGGGAGAGGCCATGAGCAAGCCGGACATGAAGGGGTGGACCCCCGAGCAGATCGAAGCGTACGAGTTGGCCGCGTCGGCGCTGGCGGCCGAGGAGGAGGAGACGCGCGCCGCGCTCGAGCGCGCAGGGCGCGAGGCATCTTCCCCCGAGGGGATGGTCGAGAAGCTGCGCGAGCAGGCCGCCGCGGCGCGCGAGGCGCGCGCGCGGGCGGAGCGCGACGCGGCAGACGACGCCGCGTATCGCAAGGCCTGCAAGGAGCACGGCGGGGAGAAGCGCGTCGCGCGGGTCCGCACGGTCGAAGGGTCCGTGATCATGCGGGCGATGACGCGGCAGCAGCACGAGGACTTCAGCGACCGTATCGCGGGCCTGGAGGCCGAGGCCGACATCCTGAAGGTCGCCCAGCAGGCGACGCTCGACACGGTGGTTCACCCGCCGCGGCCGCGCATGCTCGAGATCCTCGAGCTCTACCCTCGGCTCTGGGTGCATCTCTACTCGGCGCGCGACGCGCTGATCACCGGCGTGGAGGAGGCGGCCCGGGGAAAAGGCTGACGCTCTACCGGGAGGCCCGCGGGTCGCTCGAGGGCGTCGCGGGGCTCCTCGCCGCGCTGCTGCCTCCCGAGCGGCGTGCGGACGACAAGGCCAGGGCGGCGCTGCTGTGGATCGCTGAGGTCGGGAGTTCGTTTCTGGGGTTGGAGCCCGAGAAGAAGGAATAGCGAGCAGTGGAGTTCGTCGCCAAGCTTGATGACCAGATGTCGGCGCCCACGGCGGCGCTGACGGAGGCGCAGCTTGCTTTTGCGGCGGCAGTCAAGGGGGCAGACGAAAAGCTCCGGCTGCTCGACAGCAGCCAGCAGAAGGTGGCGAAGCGCTCGGCGCTCACCGCCGCAGCATTCAACCCCAAGGCATACCAGCAGCAGATCCTGGCGGAGCGGCAGCTCGCCGCGGCGAAGGATGCAGCCCTGCAGAAGCTTGGACTCGGTCTCTCGCAGAAGGAGAAGGACGAGGCCGCGACGAAGAAGGCCGCCGCGGAGGAGCGGAAGCGCGCGCGCGAGGCCGCCGCGCAGCGTGCCGCCACGGGGCTCGGGGGCGCGGCCGCCCAGGCGAAGGCGCTCGCGCTCTCGCTCGGCGCCGTCGTCGGCGTCTCGGGCGGGCTCGGGTTGGCGAAGATCGCGATCGGCTACCAGGGCATGGCCAGGCTCTCGGCGATCTCCTACCAGGCCGGTCTGAACGTGCGCTCGCTCTTCCGCGGGGTGGACAGCAGGCCTCTGGAGCGCGCGTACCTCCAGTTCACCAAGCTCTTCAGCCTGTCGACCACGACGGGCCAGTCGCTCTCGGACGGGATGACGCGCGGCTTCAATGGCCTCTTCTCGGCCGTCGAGAAGGCCGAGCCGTACGTGTCCGCGTTCGTGCGCGGCGCGATCCTCGGCGGGATGAAGCTCGAGGTCCTCTGGCTCCGCGCTCGGATCTGGCTCTTCCCATTCACCGCCGCGCTCGGTGACGCGACGGGGAAGATCGACGGCATCAAGGTGGCGGCCTACGCCGGCATGGCGGCGGTCGGGCTGCTCGCGGCGAAGGCGACGGGGGTGCTGACGCTCGGCGGCGCGGCGCTCACCGCGAGCAAGGCGATGACGGTGCTCGCGGCGCGCGGGGCCGCTGCGGGCCTGGCGGCGACCGGGGCGGCGGCGCCGTTCCTCGCCTTTGCCGCAGCGATCGGCGCTGTCGTCGCCGCGGGCTACCAGCTCTCGAAGCTGATCGACGAGTGGGACACGGACCTCGTGCTGCGCTCGCTGGGCATCCGCGGCGAGAGCGACGCCGACCGGATGAACCGGCAGTTTGACGAGGAGGCCGCGGCCCGCGCGAAGGCCGGGAAGAAGTCGCGCGTCCAGTACGTCGACCAGCTCCCGACGGCGGCAAGCGCGGCGCCGGCAGCGGCGCCCGCGGTGCCGAAGGCTCCGGTGGACAAGGCGGCGGCGTCAGGGCGCGCGCTTGGCCGGGCGATGAGCGACGGCGTACTCGCCGGCCTGAAGGAGCGCGAGCGCGCCCTCGAGGCCGGCGGTGCGGCCGCGGCCGGGGCGGTCCAGCGCGGGGTGCAGACCAAGGCCGAGATCCACAGCCCGGCGCGGGCGTTCCGGCGTGACGCGCAGCAGATGGGCGAGGGCACACGCCTCGGGCTCAAGGACAGCGAGTCCAAGGTGCAGAAGGCGGCGGAAGAGAGCCTCGTCCCCTCGCCGCGCATGGCCCAGGGCGGCGCCGCCGGCGGCGCGCCCGCGGGCGTCGTCCTGCACCTCACGACCGGGGACATCATCGTCGGCGCGGGCATGCAGCGCGAGGAGGTCCGCGAGAGCTTCGACGAGGCGATGGCGGCGCTCGTTCAGCAGGTGGGCGCCATGCTCGGCGCGCCGCGCGCGGAGGTGTCGCGTGCTGGTGGATAGCCCGATCGACAACCCCACCGCGTGGGACTCGATCACCATCGACGGGATCGACACGCCAGGGACCTGCGAGCTCTCCGGCGGCGTCCGTCGCACGAAGATCGACCAGCAGGTCTCGCCGATGCAGTCGGGCTCGTTCTCGGTCACGCGCGGGCTGGAGCTCGTGCAGGTCGACTACAAGGTCCGCGTGTGGACGACGGAGCAGTTCAACGAGCTCCAGGCGCTCGCGGCGCGGCTCGCGACGGCGCAGGAAAGTCGGCCCCCTAGGCAGCTCCGGTTGGTCGATATCGCGGTCGCCCACCTGAAGATGAAGGGCGCCGAGGTCGCGTGGCTCGGTGCGATCGAGAACCCGAAGCCGGGCCGGTGGACACTGGGCTTCGGGCTCCTCGAGTGGAAGAAGCGCAAGCCGATCGGTGGCGTGGCGCGCGCCAAGGACTGGATCGACCAGGAGATGGTGGCGACGAGGCAGGAGCGGGCCCAGCTCGAATCCCAGCTACAGGCGCTGGAGACCGCGCGCGGGAGGGGGCTCTGATGGCCTTCCTCGTCGCCGGCATCGACCTCCAGCGTGCGATCGCGGTGCTCCCGGACGCGGGAATCTGGTCCGTGCGCGCCGACCTCGTCGGCGGGAAGGCGCCGCCTGAGCGGGCCCGGGTGCAGGTGGTCCTCGGCGACCTGGTGCTTTCCGGGACGGTGCGCCACGCGGACGTGTTCGCCCAGCGCGCCGAGGTCTTCGTCGTCGGCGGGGCGGACGGGTGGGGCGCGACGGTGTCGCGGCGCCCGTACCGCGCCGACAACGGGGTGCGCCTCGACCGGGTGGCTGGCGACCTGGCGCGCGACGCGGGCGAGGCGCTGGCGCCCCTCGGCGCGCTCGCCGCGGCCGTCGTCGGGTACGCGTGGGTCCGGCCAGAGGGGCCCGCGATCCACGCGCTGAACGAGCTCGGGCACCCCTGGTACGTGGACGTCGACGGCTCGACGCACATCGGCGCGCGGCCCACCGTCGCCCGGAGCGGGCTGCGCCTCGGGGTCGACTACCGCCCTTCGCTGCGCCGCGCGGTCATCACGAGCCCCGAGGACGCCTTCGCCGCGCTCGTGCCGGGCTCGGTCATCTCCGGCGACGGGTTCCCGAGCCTGACCATCCGGGCCACCACGATCCGTGTCACGGACCGCACCGCCCTCGCCGAGGTGGATGTATGAGCGCCGCGCCCGACCTCGCTCGACTCCTGCGCTTCATCGAGTCCGGCATTCGCCGCTTGATGGTCTATTCCTGGGTCCACCCCTATCGGGTGATGAGCCAGAACGTGGTTTCTGGCCGTCTGAACCTCCAGGCGGTGAACGAGGGCGACGTGCTGCTCCCGCAGCTCGTCGAGGTGCCGAAAGCGCACGGGTCGCCCGGGATCGACGAGAAGTGCCGGCCCGGGACCATCGTGCTCGTGGGGTTTCAGGGCGGCAACCCGGGCGCGCCGTTCATCGCCCATTACATCGAGCCGGTGCGGCGGCCGGGCGAGGCGGAGACGCCGCAGACGCCGCTCGAACTCGAGCTCGACGCCGAGAACGAGATCCGCGCCGGCGCGGGCGCCACGCGCGGCGGCGCGCGCGTCAACGACACGGTGACCGTGCTGCTCCCGCCGGCGACGTTCGTGGGGACCATCGGCGGGTCCCCGGCAAGCGGGATGGTCGTCTGGAGCCCCGGGCAGACCACCGGGACCATCACCACCGGCAGCGGCAAGGTGAAGATCGCATGATCACCGACTACGGCTCTCTGACCCTCGGAGTGGTCGTCCCCGGCGCGGCGAGCGCGGCGGCCGCGATCGACGTCGCGTGCGGGGTCGCCGCACCGAACGTGTCCGCGCAGCTCACGGCGCTTGCGAGCTTCACCCCCTCGGCGGGGCTCACCCTCGTGCAGCAGCTCGAGATCGCACAGAACATCGTGTCGAACATCCAGGACGCGATCGCCCTCGGGCTCGAGTCCCCGAGCCTCGCCGTGCAGGCGGCCGTCGCCGCAGCCATCACTGCCGACCTGCAGGCGAAGCTCCTGACCGTGCAGGCGCAGCTCGACGCCGCGGTGGAGCTCCAGGGCCTGCTCGCGACCGGGGGCGTGCGGCTGCTCAAGTTCGTTGGGGTGCAGAACGCCTTCGGCGCCGAGCTGGCCGCGGAGCTCGGCCCCGGGTCGGGCGCGACGTACGCCCTTGTGCTGCTCACGAACGGCGGCGACGCGTGGACCGCCGTGGAGGGGGTGCTCAAGACGTCATGAGGTACGGCGAGAGCATCAACATCGACAGTCCCACGTTCCGCCGGACGAAGGACCCCGCGCGCATCATCGCCCAGGCGATCGAGATGCGGCTGTCGACGCGGCGCGGGACGTACTTCGACGATCCGGACTACGGGATGCTCCTCGACGACCTGCTCCTCGACGCGGCCCCGGCCGGGCGCCGCGCGCGCATCGCAGCGGAGATCGCGGGCGAGATCGAGAAGGACGAGAGGGTCGAGAGCGCCACCGTCACGCTCGCCGCGGAGAGCGACGGCGGCGTCTCATTCGCTGCCGAGGTGACGCTCGTCGACGGGCGGGAGTTCCCTCTCACGATCTCGATTCAGGACCTGACCGTGGACGTCATCCTCCGAGGTGCTTGATGCCTACGCCGCTCGACGACCTTTTGACCGACCTGACGCCCGAGGAGATCTTCGACGACCTGCTGGCAATCGCGAAGGCGCTCGGGCTCTCGACGACCGCCTGGCAACCGGGTGAGCCGATCCGTGGTGTCATGTCCGTCTTCGCGCGGTGGACCGCGCCTCTGTGGAACGGTCAGGTGCTACCTGCCCTGCGCGCGCTCTTCCTCGACAAGGCATCTGGCGACTGGCTGACGCTCGTCGCGTGGGCACTGTACAAGGTCTACCGCAAGGAGGCGACCTTCGCGAGCGGCCCGGCGATCACCGTCGAGAACCACGAGGGCGGCTTCTGGGAGATCAACCCGGGCGACATCCGGTTCGAGGTCGCCGGCAAGACGTACACGAACATCGACGGCGGCACGCTCGCGGCGTGGACCGGTACCGGCGCCTTCCCGACGCTCGACCTGCTCTTCGTCGCCGATGAGGCGGGGACGGACAGCGATCTCGACCTGGCCGACGTGCCGGAGCACCCCGCGTCACCGCTGCTCGCGCCCGGCGCGGGCATCTACCTCCGCGCGGGCGACGGCATGCTCCTCGGGCAGGACGAGGAGGAGGACGACGAGCTGAAGGAGCGCTGCCGGCTCTCGACGGGGCCGCTCTCTCCGGCCGGCCCGCGCGCCGCGTACCAGTACGTCGCGCTCTCGACGCGCCGGCCGGCGGCGGACGAGGCCGTCACGATCGAGCGGCTGCTCGTCTCCCAGGCGGGGGACATCGGGGTCAACGTCAACCGCGCCCTCGTGCGGAACCTCGGCGGGGGCGTCATCGACGTGCGGCTCGCTTCGCCGTCTGGCGCCGCGTCTGGCGACGTCGCCACCGCGGGGACCGACGTCTACCTGGTGAACCAGGCGATCCAGCTCCTCGCGGTGCCGATGGGGCTCACGGCCAACGTGGCTGCCGCCGACGAGGAGCCGCTGACGATCACGCTCGAGCTCGACGTACTGCGCGAGAGCAACGTGACGGCCGCCGCCGCGAAGGCGGCCGCGGAGAAGGCCGTCAACGACTTCTTCCGGCGCTTCCCGATCGGGGGCCGCAAGCTGCCTGATAGCGCGGTCCGGTTCGTGGTCATGCACGAGGTGCGCGCGATCGCGAAGGCTGCGTCGCCTGGGATCTACCGGGTCAGATCGACGCCGGAGGATGACCGCTCGATCTTGGTGACGGATGTCGTCGTCCCCACCGTGACCGCAACAGCCGCGCTCGTGGAGCAGTGAGGAACCGATGGCGCTGATCGACAAGCTGGAGAAGATGTTGCCGGGGTGGGCGCTGGAGCGCTCGCACTGGCTCGCGCTCGGGGGCACGCTCGCGGCCGTGTTCGACGCGCTGATCGATGGCGCGCGGGACGGCGTCTTCGGCGCGCTGCCTGGCCAAGTCGACGATCTGCCGTTCCTCGGCGGGTTCGCTGGCACCGATGGGCTCCCGCTCATCGGTCGCGACCGCCGCATCCCGCGAGGCATCCTGGAGACGGCGGGCGTCTACGCCGCGGCGCTGCGCGACTGGCGGTTTATCCACCGCAGGGCGGGGCTCGCGTTCGGCTTCCTCTCGCAGGTGCGGCGCGTGCTCGGCCCGAGCTTCCCGCGGGTGCGCCTCGTGAGCTCGTCGGGTATCTGGCACACGATCGAGGCGGACGGGACGATGAAGATGCACACCCCGGCTGGGACTGGATTCCAGATCTCCGCGCAGGGCGTGTCGACGCCGCTCACCTCGGCCGCGCACCCGTGGGACTGGGACGGGTCCTCTGACCTCTTCCGGTGCTGGCTGATCGTCTATGCGCCGGTCGACGGCCTCGTCCCGGCGAACGAGGGGGAGTGGGGCGACGGCTCGACGCGATGGGGCGGCGAGGGCGACCCGGGCGGGGGCCTCATCGGCATCGACTCGACGCTCGCGTTCGTGGACCAGCTCCGCGGGCTCGTCGCGGCGTTCGGCGCCGATGGCGTTACCGTCCCATGGATCATTGTGGCATTCGACCAGAGCAGCTTTGATCCGGAGACGCCCGGGCCCTACCCGGCCGCGGGGATGCCGGACGGCACTTGGGGGCGCGCCGGCCGGCTCATCGGCGGTGTTTACTCGAGGACGCGCCTGAGCACAGCGCGGTACGTGAGAGGTGTCTCATGAGCACGGTGACGGGCAACAGCGCTGCTTATCACGCGTCGGTCGAGGTCCCGGACGACGGCGACGAGCGCGACGCGGCGGCGGTCCTCGTCGTGGCCGAAGCTGCGATGGACAACACCGCGTTCCTCTACGCGCGGGTCGTGGGCGGGTCGGGGGTCATCATCACCGAGGACATCAACGCCTCGGGGAACGTGGACATCGCCGGCCATGCGCACGTCGGCGGCAACCTGACGGTGGACGGCAACTTGAACGCCAGCACGGCCAACGTGGATGTGCTGGCCGTTGACGGCGGCGGCACATTCGGCGGCGACGTCGTGGTCGAAGACGGCTCCGTCACGACGGAGCTCGGGTACTTCCTCCTGGAGCCGCGCGAGGTCACGATTGCTATCGACGGGCCCGCAGAGACGGACGACGGTTGGGAGCTCGACCGGAGCACCAATGATTTCTACTGGGTGTCGACGACCACGAGCGAGCGGCGGCTCAGGATCCACCTGAACCCCTACGTGCCGAGGAACGCCAACATCACGCAGATCGTCGCCAGGTTCAAGGGCGCCCCCGCGCACGCCGCGCTGCCGGGGGGCAAGCCAGAGCTCATCCTCTACCGGAAGCGAATCGGGACGAGCGGCCCAGCGTCCGGCGCCGTCGGCAGCGCGTTTGACCCGTCGGCCAGTACCGCCGCGTTTCAGGGTGAGCACGATATCCCGCTGGTGCTCGGGACTCCGCACACGTTCAACTCGCAGACGCACTCCTACTACGCAGTCATCACCAGCGAGTCCGACGGCGGGGCCAACGCGATCGTCGGGGCGGAGTTCCACGGGCTGAAAGTCACCTACACGTACACGAGGGTCGACCGAACATGAGCTGGATTCGAGACAAGCTCCTCGGCCTCCGGGCCGTGTTCTTCGCCGGGGAGGAGCTCCACGAGCGCGGCGCGCTCGAGTTCGCCGGCGACGGTGTGACGGTCGAAGACGACCCGGTCAACAAGCGCACCAAGGTCACCATCACCGGCGGGGACGGTGAAGCAGGCGACGTCGATCCCACTCCCGACACGCTTGCTCTGCGGGGAGCCGACGGAGAGCTGAAGGCCTCGCGCGTGATCGCCGAGTGGACGATCAGATTCCACAAGGTGAGCGCGGACGCGTCCCCCGATGCGATTATGTTGCCATTCCCGATCAGCGACGCTCCGGGATTCCTGTGGACTGTCACGCGCGTGGAGTTCATCCCGAATGATTATCTCGTTGCCGATGATGCGAACTACGCAAGACTCACACTAAGCACGCGCAACACCACCACTGGTGGTCATGTCGGAAACGTGGCGATCGGCGTGACGAAAACCTCGGGCTCCGGAGCTACGAGTGATTGGACGGCGTTCGTGCCCGTGACGATCCCTTTCCGGGATGGCTTCGGAACGCTCCCGATCGGCGCAAACAACTACTTGGCGCTCACCATCGACAAGGGGGATAGCGGTGATGGCACTGTCATCCCCGCAGGGGTGTTGGTGGTCGTGTGCAGACCTTGGGCGAGTTGAGCAGGAAGCGGATTCATGAAAACGATCGTTCGGATGTGGTGTTGTGCAGCCCTCTTGTGCTGCGTCACGGCGTGCGACGTCATCCGCGAGGCCGCCCCGGTCGTGGTGCCGATCGTGGCGCGGCTGACGCGCGAGCTCGTGCAGGCGGAGCTCGAGCGCACGGACGATGAGCAGCGCGCCGAGCAGCTCCGGGCGCTTCTCGCGCTCTTCGAGTCCTGCGACGTCGCGCGGCGTGGCGCAGAGGCGGCGCGTGCGCACGCGGGGGAGGAGACCCGGCGGGCGGAGGAGGCCGCGCGGCGGGCGGAGGCAGCGGCCACCGAGGCGGCCCGTGCGGCGCGCGCCGGCGCCTCGGTCGAGGAGGCTGCGGCGCGGCTCTCGCGCGCGG